CCGGTTACACCTAGAAGTCCAGCAACTTCTTGAGCTTTCTGCTGTTCAACTTCTTCTTGAGCCGCTCTTAACAGTAACGCTTCTTGAACACTAAGCATTATCTTTACGGAAATACTATAACCAGTTTAACTAATAAAAACTAGTCTCTTTGCCTCCAGTCATCTGACTTATCTTGTTTAAACCATTGTGCAATCTCTTCTGCACTGCCAAAGCCACTGCTGTGTTGAGATGGATCTGGATCACCAATATCCATTTGATTTAAAAAATCATCCATTGAGTTTTCAATCATCTCTGGATTATTTGCAGTCCGTCTTGCCTTACGTAGCATCTCACCTGCAGAGGCATTAGCTTTTGCTAGCTTATCTGCCCAGATCATATCTTCTAGTTTTACTTCCTCTTGATTGGCAATACGATTACAAATAAACTCCAGCCGTAGACGGTACTTAGTAGACAGCATATTGCCCCTATTTACTTTTTTCTAGCTTAACTGATAAAGATTAGATCCTCTTCAATAAGTTGTTCCCAGTTAACACGAGGAATATTCTCTAGCTGTTTGAGGTTTGAAAAACGTTCACCGGATAATGACATGCGTAATTCAACAATACGCTTAGCTGTTGCATAGCCGACGCCAGGTAGCCGTTTGGCAATAATTTCTGGCTGAGCCGTGTTTAAATTTAGTCGCCGATCCTCTAGTGGAACAATACTATCAGGAGCTTTCTCTTCTGGTTCTGGAGCAATCTGCGGTGCTTCAACTTTTGCTAGTCGTCCTTTTTCAGTGTCATAAGGTACTAACTGATCAAGTGTGACATATGTAATAACCCCACCCGCATCACGCACCATTGCATAATCCTTGTCGTGCTTATTAATAAACTCAACTAGCTTACCTGTTTTTGTGTCTTGAAATAGATTACTCATATTTGGGTATGACTCACTTCATTATTATAGACACAAAAAAAGCGCCTCTATTGAGACGCTTAAGTGTATAGAACTTATAATCAGGTGCCTTGACCGGCTTCAGTCTTATAAGCAATCGGATAGTCATCGGTGTCAGGACCGTCTGCATCCATGAAGAAGCAAACTTCAACCATGACGACAGCTTGATCATCGGGGTTATCGATGGTCAGAGCGCCGGAATAAGCAGCGGAGATGGTGCAACCAGATGCTTCAACAGACTTCGTGGTGAAACCATCGAAGGTGGTGGAAGCGCCGGAGGCAGGGAACACGCCACCCACAGCAGCCACGGAGGCTTGAGTGTTAGTGGTGGTGGTCAGACCGGAGACAGACACGGTGTCGGTACCAGAAGCTTTCAGGTTGCTGGTGCTGACAGCGGTGCGGTAGACAGTAGCGCCAGCAGGAACAGCAAAAGCTTTGTCCAGACGGGGCTTGTCATCTTGACGCAGATCGGGTGAAGGGATGACCAGAGCCAAGGTGCCACCACCAGTTTGGTTAGCGGTCACGTAGGCCAAGCCACGCATTTGATAGAACTCCACACCGGGGAGAGAGAACACACCTTGAGTGCGATATGCATTCAGGTGAGCTACATAATTACCAGGAAAAATCACGGACATTGTTAGTTACCTCCTATCAATAAACGAAAGAGTAACCAACCGTGATGAAGTCCTTATTCAGTACTTCAAAACCGGCAAACAGGCTCCAGATCATGATGATGAAACGACTGAAGTCGTCGTTGTTGTTCAACAGAATCTGAGCGTTGTTTCCACCGATACCCACGCCGACAGCCTGAGGACCGAAGAAGATCAACTGGGAAGCGGCATAATCAGCAGCACCAGATGCCTTGTCGGTAATCACAAGGTTGTAGGAAGTTTCAGGGAGGTTGGTGGACTCGAACCAACGGACGCCCTCGAAGAGGAAGCCAGTAGGCATTACGGGTTGACCAGCAACGAAGCCAGCCTGACCGTATGCAGGACCCATGCCTTGGTAGAAGTTGGCGTTGGGAGCTGCGTTGGGTTGCATCGGATTGATCATTCCGCTGCCGGGATACCGGGCGATTTCGCGGAAGTCAGAGTTCTGACGCAAGTGCATCATCGCGGTGGGATCCACGATGCACCTGTAATACCCATCACTAAACGTAGGCACGTTGCGCTTACGCATGTCCTTGACAACTTCAAGGAGGTCGGTGGTGATATCAAACTTGCCAGACTCACCAGCGGCATAAGTAACACCCAAGGTGCCACCGGATCCGCCTTTGGCTTTACCACCAGGCAGGTAGTAACCGCCTTGCTCTTTACCAGCGGCACCAGCAGCTTCGGCCTTCAGCAGTTCGTTTGCGAAGACGCGGTCGCGCCAGCGGCGGTAGTCGTCCAGCAGGGTCAGAGAACCGATGGACTGGTGGAATACGTTCAGGTTGCCGGTATCAAGCAGCAGACGCTGAGCGGTGATCAGGGTTTCACGAGCCACCTTGAAGGTGGAAGGTTGTGCAGTGTCGCGGGTATCGGCAGGACCTGTGTACTCGCGAAGCGTCACGAGAACCTTGTCTTTAACGATGTTGCGTGCAGAAGCGGTACCGAGGGTTTGATCGGCGGTCCGCTCACGGGACTCCTTGGTGCCAGGCTTACCCCAGAAGCGGTAACGATCAAGCTGGACCGTCTGGCCCGGTTGCTTGGAAAAATCGTGTACGACCACTGGCTCAACTGCCATCTCAATGATGTAGGCAGGATGAGGACGGTATAATTCTGCACCTAGGAGCTTCGGAAAATCATTATCAATCCACATGTGGATTAACTCCGTAAGCTAAAAGGATTATTGGTGAGTTCGACTTACTCACATAGTTAAATAATAGTATTTATAGCTATACTTATTAAGGCTTACCCAAGAATACTTGGTTATGGAATTTATAGATAACAACGTCTGGATACCTGTCCACACACTGCCAGGATATGAGTGCTGTATTGAGTATTACGTCAACAATAAAGGCGAAGTAAAAAGCACCAAAGGAACCATTGAGCGTATTCTTAAACCAAAGATCGCTAAAACTGGCTATCCAGTAGTCAACTTGACCCAACGCATTGGACGCAAAAAACTAGTAACTGTTCCAATCCATACCTTAGTAGCCTTTGCATTTCTAGGTGCACCTCCTACTCCTTATGGAAAAAAGAAAGGATGCTCAGTTATCAAACACAAGGATGGATGCAAAACAAATAACAATGCAGAAAATCTTCTTTGGTTTAAACGTGCATCACAATAATGATTAAAATAGAAGAAGGTATTTAATGTAATCTAATGGCCGATAAACTTGTTTACAAAGGCGGCGCTACTGTAGTCGGTCACACTGGTAGCGAAATTGAATTGGTGTTGCCAGCCAACGGCGCATTGCATCGGTTCCCGCGCTGGTGGAATAAGAAAGGAACCGTTGCTTACATTGATGCAGCTATTTTCAAAGTGAAGTTGGATAGCGGTACTGTAATCCGCTTAGTTGTTCCAACATCTATTGGAGCGCACACGCTTGAGATCAGGCACGATGGTTTTGGTAACTTCACGTTCCCAGTACATACTGGATTTGAACGTGTAGGTGTAATCGCTGAAGATAACAATAAATTGTATCGGGAATATCAGTTTGCCAAGATCTCTGGCGGTTCTGTGCTGACAAGGACGATTGAGGCATATCCAACACCACCTGCTCCAGCACCTAAGCCAACTCCTAAGCCTGAGCCTGCACCTGAGCCTGAGGCAGAAGCTCCCGTAGCACCTAAGCGTAAGCCTAAGAAAAAGATCGTTGTCGAAGCTCCAAAGACTGAAGAATCTGAGGACTAAACAAACTGCTTGAGTTGTTGAGCAGTTAAGTTGTTATATTCGAGGAATTCTCTACCAACCTCTACCTGTGCATTCACGGGTAGTCGTCTGGTATTGCGTGCATGGAATCCAATAATCAAATCAGATTCAATATCAACATAGACTGTGTCATAGTCAATTGGATTATTCTTACTATCGTACATTCTGATATCTAGCCAGTTGTCTAGATACTGGTTACCCGTTTTAAGGTTTTTAAGAGTGACGCTTACAACAGGTCGTCCATAACTAGACAGGTCATTCGAAACTCGTGATGGATCAAAGGTGTTGACTTTGGTATTACTTGTCTCTTGAGAGAAGTCCATTATTGCCGTGTCATAGTCATTCGTAGTTCCTGTTTCTACAAATGTCCATACAGGTAAATAGCTGTTTTCTAACGTGTCGCTGTTGAGGAATACACTTGAGTTGCTAATAATGTTTAGTTTTAGTTTGAAGAAGAGATTCTCCGCTCCCATCAAACCTACTGAATCATTAAATTTAACGTCATACGGTATTGCAGTAACTGACTGAGGCGGAGCTGTATTGATGTTGTTACTACCGCTTGCAAAATTCAGAGAGCGGTTGGGTGATAGATACTCAAGTCGAGCACTCCCGCTTCCACCCATCTGAGAAATCTTGTTATTAATTTCAGTAGTAACGTTCATTACTGTCGCGCAAGTCCTACCTTTATTGTAATTTACAGATAACCGTTTAAATCATCTTGGTTATCTCGTAGTCCTCGAATTGCCTTTTGCTCCAATGTTCTGACTCGATCACGACTCATGTTCAGCACTTGTCCGATTGCAGTCATTGACATTGGCTCAAGAATGTCATCACCAATTCCGTAGCGCATTGAGATTACAGCTGCTTGCATTTCTGGTAAATCTCTAATCTGCTCTCGAATGTCTTCTTTAATGAATTGACGCTCCAGCAGTGTGTCGGGCAACTGTGTCTCATCTTCAAGTAAATCAATGAGAGCTGTATCGCGGTTCTCGCCAATTTTGATTTCTAGAGATGTTGGTTGACGCGCCTTGCACATCAAGTCTTTAATTTCATCGACACTCATTTCCATATGCTCAGCAATTTGAAATACGTTTGGCATTTCACCGAGCAGTTGTGTTAATTCACGCTGGGCTTTCTTAAGTTTATTGAGGTTCTCAGTAACGTGGATCGGTAAACGAATGGCCCTGCTCTTTTCTGCGATAGCTCTTGTGATCCCTTGACGGATCCACCAATAAGCATAAGTGCTAAATTTATAACCACGACCAGGATCAAACTTCTCGACACCACGAACGAGCCCGATCGTACCTTCCTGGATGATGTCCAGAAGTTCCATATTTCGCTTGGTGTACTTCTTAGCGACCGAAACAACAAGGCGGAGGTTAGCGGTGACCATTTTGTCTTTCGCCTTCTCACCATCTCTTAGTTCGCGACGTAATTGCTTGCTAGTGACACCAAGAACGTGAGCCAAAGTATCTTGATTCGCATCTTCCATTTCTGCTTCAAGACCTTTAATCTCCATCAAGCGTTGTACTTTTCTGCCGAGCAGAATTTCTTCGTCGTGTTCCAGAAGAGGAATACGTCCGATATCCCGGAGATAAGCACGAACGGAATCTCCAGTGATTTTTGTTTGCGACATATAGTCTCTTCTATTGATACTTAATTCTAACCCTTAAATATCATTTAGGTCAACTATAATCACCCATAAATTCCAGCAAATCGAATACTTTCGCTTGGGTTGTCACCAGTCTCTAATGCTTCAACTGCCATAGCTTGAGCAGCGTGTTCGTTAAATCCTTTTTCTTTGTAGTTATCTAAATTTCGCTCGTACTGTTCAATAGAGCTTTCGAAGTCATCGCCATGCGTCAGCATCTCAGCTGTCATGTGATTCGCAGCCTGATCTTCCATTCCATCAGACTTCAGATGCTTCCAAATAGTTTGGAA